AGAACATCTCATGATGGCAGGATATCTTATTGCAAACCTTGTTGGGTTAAATATGTACAAGCAGCACAAAGAAGACAATCTAAGCAAATATGATAGAATAGATGTACGGTCCCGCCGACCTGTGCCAAGTTCACTTAATGTGAACGGAGATTAGGGGAAGTACCACCTCGTTAAATACTTCCCCTTTTTCTCTTTTAATGATATAATTGCATAGATGCACAAACTAGTAGAATTTGGGACGGTATAAAAGATAAATGCTACTATTCCCATATGCAAAAGACCTAGAATATACACCTGGAGAACTAGGGTTTGTACTACAGTTCGTAGGCAAAACAAAAACAACAGATGTATCCATAAACATAGGTTTGGACAAAGACTTATCTGAAACTATAGAAAAGTTGCTAGAAGAAAGAGATGATCTGGTATGAAGGTTTTATATATGCCTAGAGGCCGCCAGACGTGCGTCGTAAAATGTAATTACCAAACCATTATAGGAGAATATCATGGGATATAGTCAATTTACAGAAGAACAGAAAACAGAGTTTATCCAAACAGCCCAAGAAATGGGTATTGGTCCAACACTTAGATATTTAGGTTTTCCAAAGTCTTATCATACAGCGAAGAAGTGGTTTGGCGAGCGTAACCTTGATATGCCCACTCTTGATACCCTGGCAAAAATGGCGGGGGATTTAAAAGCATTCTACTCAGACAAAGAAAAGATCATAGCAGCACAAGCAGTATTAGATAGATGTGTAGAGGCATTGATGCAAGATGTTCTGGATCCTGATCAACTTAACAAATTGGCGACGGCAGTGCATAAGGCTATACAAACCATTAACCTTATAGAAGGTAAATCAACCATTATCCAAGAACAGAGAAGTAAAGATGGATCTGACTTGGCTATCATGGACTTATTAAATGAAGCGAAAGCAAGAAACAATATACTAAGAAACAAAGGTTTGGCAAGCAATGAGGTTTGATAATATCACAGATATAAAGGTTTGTCAAGGGCAAGGGGTACCCACTAGGAAAATTAATTTTCTTTTGCTATTTTCGGTGTCTCAGAAAAATATTCTTAACAAACCTCAATATGAGGTAGTCTTATAATGACTCCAGAGATAATTTCAGCAATAGGGGTAATTTTAATTGGGGTGTTGTCAAGTTTTCTGGGGGTATATAGATATATGATCAAAACCTTTTTATCTGAACTTAAGCCTAATGGGGGTTCTTCATTGGCAGATAAAGTGGATAGGTTGGAATCAAGGATTGATGATATTTATAATATTTTGTTGTCAAATCAAAAAACAACTAAGGGTGTAAAGAAAAAATAATGTTGGCGACTGAAATTTTAGATGCAGTTCCTATTGAACTGTTAACATTTTCTGAAGGTAGAAAAGAATTAACTAAGTATGATCCTATGCTTTTTGCGTTAACATATTTACCACATCATTTAAAAAACGATAAAGGAGAAATAACTTTATCAGAATTTCACACAGACTTAGCAGAGTATGGCAAATCCTGGATTCACAAGGCCAAAAATCCGAAAGAAAACCGTGATGCCTTTATCGCCCCACGCGAATGTGGTAAAAGTACCTGGATTTTTCTTATTTTACCTATGTGGGCTGCTGCACATGGGCATGTTAAGTTTATTGCTGCATTTTCGGATGCTGCATCACAAGCAGAAACGCACTTAATGACATTTAAAAACGAACTGGAGTCAAATGAATACTTACAAACAGATTATCCTGATCTTTGCAAACCTAAGATTGTATCTTCGTCTGGTCGTGCCATGGCGTCCAATTCTTGGCGTATTATTCAAAGCAACGATTTTATATTTGATGCTAATGGTATTGACACAAACTCTTTAGGTAAAAAGGTTTTTGGACAACGCCCTGATTTAATTATCCTAGATGATATAGAGAAGGGCGAAAAGAACTACTCTGAATATCAGGCTGGAAGACAAAAGAACACTGTGTTTGATGATATTGCCCCAATGAACATCTTTGCTCGCATGATATTTGTTGGAACTACCACTATGCCTAATTCAGTAATGGATCAGTTTAGAAAATATGCAGAAAAATATGATGATCAAGAATTAGGGTGGATTGATGAACAAAATGTTAAAGTTCATTACTATCCAGCAATAATGCAAAATGATGAAGGAACTGAAAGATCTATTTGGCAAGAAAAGTGGTCTCTTGAATGGTTAAACAGCCAACGTCATCTTCGTGATTTTGCTAAAAACTATATGAACAAACCAGTAAGCACAGATGGTATGTTTTGGACAAATGAGGATATACTAGTAGAAGAGGTTATTGAATATGGAAACACTATAATATCCATAGATCCAGCAGTTACAAAAAACAAAATCTCTGACTTTACAGGAATAGCAGTGCTATCAAGAGGGGTGGATGCTTTGGGTAAGAATAATATATATGTACGCCATGCTGAGCAAGTAAAAATGTCACCATCAGAAATTGCTGACAGAGTTGCTGTCTTAGCAGATATTTATGATGCTGGTGTTTTATATGTTGAAGTAAACCAAGGTGGAGACTTATGGAAAGATGTGTTTAAACATATTCCAATCAAATATAGATCTAAATCACAACACTTATCAAAACAAATACGTGCTGGTAAGGCATTAAATTTCTACCAACAAGGAAAAGTCAGACATACTGCACATTTCCATGTATTGGAAGAACAAATGTGGGCATTCCCAAAGATATCTCACGAAGACGTATTAGATGCTGTTGTTTCTGGTATCCTATACTTCTTAGATAATAAAGCAGTAAAACTAGAAACAAAACAAATAAATTACTTAAGGGGACAACATGTCTGATATTAAAAAGGCTATTGATACAATAGTAGATAGAAGAAATACATACTTAGTTGCTGAAGAATATTATGAAGGAACCAATTTAGAGGTTTTTTCAAATAATCGATGGCTTCAAGTATTAGGCACAATTAAAAACAATTTTAGATTTAACTTTGCTAGAACTGTAGTAGATTCAGTTCTTAATCGTTTAGAAATTGCAAACATAACTGCCAACACAGAAGAAGCAAATAAAAAAATTAATGATATATGGCAAATGAATGATTTGCAGATTGATGCTGATGAAATTCATCGTCGTGCATTAGTTTATGGTGATTGTTATGCAATTGTTTGGACAGATGTTAATGGAAACACAACTGTAGATTACAATTCACCACTTACAACTGTGATGATTTATGATGATGAAAATCCAAGAATTAAAAGATTTGCTGCAAAATTGTGGCAATCAGAAGATCCACTGGATTACACAAAAAAGACTTCACATTTAAACATGTATTATCCAGATCGTATTGAAAAATATACAATGCCTGGAGAAGTTATAAACATTGTTTCTGCTAACGGATTCTTACCAGTTTCTGTAGTAGAAAATCCTTGGGGAGAAGTACCAGTGTTTCATTTCCGTACATCTAAACAATACGGAAGACCAGAACACACAGATGCTTATGGCCCACAAGATGCAATTAATAAATTAATGACAACACATATGGTTACTGTTGATTATCAAGGAGCACCACAGCGTTATGCGTTAGGTGGTTCAGGAAATTCTTCTGAATTTGAAGACTTTGATGAAACAGGAACAGATGCAGAAAATATTGGTCGTCTAAAGAATGGTCCAGGAGAACTTTGGTATCTTAAGGGTGTTGATAAAGTTGGAGAATTTGCTCCTGCTGATCATAAAGTCTTTACAGAACCAATAAGAGATTTTGTTCGTTCAATGGCATCAATTACTTCCACACCACTTCATTATTTTGAAAAAACTGGAAGCATTCCATCTGGTGAATCATTAAGAACTGCTGAATCACCACTTATTGTTAAAGTAAAAGATCGTCAAATTACTTTTGGTTCAACTTGGGCAGACATGTTTAGATTTATTCTAAAAATGGAAAACTCTACAGAACCAAACATTCAAGTTAGATGGAAAGATATTGAAAGCATTGATAGTTTAGATGCTTGGGAAGTTGCTGTAAAGAAAAGAGTAGTTGGGGTATCTCTTGAGCAAGTTCTTATTGAAATGGGTTATGATTTAGAAGTTGCAAAGCAAATAGCAGCAACAGAAGAATCATTAACTAGTTTAAGTCAAAACACAAATACCAATAATGTAATAATGGAAGCCACAGGAGGGCAAATTGGAAACGAATAATACAGAAGAACAAGTAATAACTGAAGAAATAACCTTAAATGATCCAAAGGCAGTACTTGCTGCCCTAGATCGTGCAAAGTCTGATGCTAAAAAGTTTAGAGAAGAAAAACAACAACTTCAAGTGGACTTAGATAGCAAAGATCAACAAATTGCAGAATATAGTGGAAAGATTTTAAGGGACAAACTTGTGCAAAAATTATCTGACGAAGGCATAAAAGAACCAAAAAGATTATTAAAATTTATTGATACACAATCATTATCTTTTGATGATAATCTTGAGGTTGTTGGTTTTGAAGATCAATTTAATCAACTTAGAGAAGATCTTCCTGAGATTTTTGATCCAAAACTACGTGTTGGTGGTCAAGCAGACACTGCCGTAAGAGCAAGTGTCAGCACTCAGTACACAGCAACTCAATTACAAGCAGCAAAAATACTTGGAAAAATATAAATCATATGATACAATTGAATAGGCAGGTAAATGGACGTTTGCTTTGCCTATTAATTAAATTAGACGATTTAAATTTTACAAAAATAAACTATTTATCTTAAGGAGATAAAAATGACAATTAGTCGCGTAGACTTAACAGAAGCAAACGGCTACATTTTAGAAGAGCAGGGATCTACAGTAATTCAAGATCTTATTGCTAATTCTGCTGTAGAACGTTTTGCTCGTCGTGAAGCAATGGCTTCTCGCACAAAATCAGTACCTCGTTTTGTTGGAGATGCACCACAAGTGGTAGCAGAAGGAGCAGAAATTCCTGCATCCAATCCAACTCTAGACGAAATCGTATTAACAGCAAGAAAATATGCACAATTAATGCATATTTCAGAAGAAGACGTAAATGACCAACTCGTAGACACACTTTCAGTGTACAAGCGTGAATGGGCATCTCGTTTTGCTCGTAAGTATGACAATGCTTGCCTTGGAGTAACAGCAGCAGGTGACGGAGATGACGGACAACCGTTTACATCTCTATACCGTGCAGTAGCAACAAGCCCAACTGCACCAGTTTCACAAATCATTCAAACAGGCGGAGTAATGTCCTATGAAGACATCAACAACGCACTTGGTTTTGTTGAAAACTCAAAGAAATTTGATTCAGCAAACACTGTATGGATGGCTCATCCTAAAATGCTTAAGGAAATCCGTGGAATGGTCAAAGGTAACTCTGACTTAGTTCTACCAGATCCATTAGCAGGAACACCAGGATCTCTATTTGGATATCCATTGGTAGTTTCATACGGTGCAGCCACATCAGCAGCAGCAACAGACTCTCCAGCAGGAAACGCATTATTAATCGTTGGTAACCGCCAAATGTTAATCAATGGTGTTCGTGGTGGCGTAGAATCAGTTGTTTCTCGTGATGCAGAATTTGATCGTGATGGTGTAGTTCTAAAAACACGTATTCGTCGTGGTTTCGCAGTTGCAGATGCAGATGCATTCGCAATTGTCGAAAAGACAGCGTAAGGGGGAATTGACAAATGGCTTCTAAACTATACGGACAATTCCTATCACAAGCATTAAATAAAGAAATTGATTTTGATACTGATACTATCAAAGTTGCTCTTTTAACAAATGCTTATACTCCTGATCAAGATGCACATAACTACTACGATGATGTAGTAGCAAATGAAGTATCTGGAACTGGATATACTGCTGGCGGAAACACTCTTGCCAACAAAACCAATTCATACAACTCAGCAACAAACGTTATCGTTCTTGATGCTGACGATGTAACTTGGTCTTCATCTACAATTACTGCACGTTATGCAGTTATTTATGATGCTAGCCCTGCAACTAACGCAACACGACCATTAATTGGTTATGTTGACTTTGGTTCAGATCAATCCTCATCTAATGGTAACTTTACTATTACATGGGACGCAACTGGTATCGTAAGGATAACAGTAGCATAATGAACGTTAGAGTTGAAGCAGGTTCAATTATTGTTAATTTTAATTCAACATTAGTTGAGCCTACGTTAAAAGTAGGTATTTGTCTCCTTGACATAACCTCTCTATTAACAACTTGGACTTGCTTCACTCTAACCCAACCAACAGTAAACGGTCATAGCCTTTCTGCAATTAATCCAAAAGATTCTTTGATAGGAGGAATGGCTACGCTAGCAATGGCGTAGTCTTTTTTTATGAGTACATTACATAATAAAATAACTAGTTATACACATGATCGTGCTATTGAGTTTGATGAAACATATTCTTTAACACCTACTAGAACTGGCACGGCAACTAATGGAACTTTTACTTTAACAAACACAGCACCAGTATATGAATCAACAGATGGACCAATTGGTGGTTCTGGATCATGGAGATTTACTACAACTTCAGGTTCAGCAAGCACAAATACATTTTTTACTTCTACAACAGCAAGTGCAGAATATAATGGTCTTACAGATGGTTTATTTACACTTGGTTTTTGGTTTAAATTTGATGCTATGCATGGTGGTTCAGGATATATTAATTTATATAATTCTGGAACAACAGGTTTAATTAGAGTTGGTGGAAGTAGTCAAGGAACTGCACCAAATAAAGTAAATTTTAACTTTGGTTCAGGAACTCAAACACCTCAACTAACAACACTTCAATCAAATCGTTGGTATTTTGTTGCAGTAAGAAGGTTTGCTAACACAACAAATAATATACAGTATTACCTAGATGGAACACTTTTATTTACTGCAAGTGCAGCAGCAATACAAACACCAACTCAACTTGGTTTTGGTGGAGGAAGTGGAACTACCACAACAACAGTAACCACAAATATATCAAATTTCTTTTATGGAGATCCATCAATATATACACAAGCAGTAATTGAAGAAATTTGGGCTGCTGGATCATCAGCACCTCCAACAATAATTGCTGCAGATCCTATGTTAGCAACAAATTCTGTATTACAAGATCCAACTATACAAATAGATGCAGATATTGTAGAAACACCATCAACTGCTACAGCACTTCAAACAGAACCAAGCATTACAGTTACATCTGCTGGAAATCATACAGAAACTACAACATCTATATTAGTATCTGCAACGTTTCCATCAAATATTTCAGTACAAGCAAGTCAAAATTTAAACTTTACATTAACAGAAATTTTAGAAGCATCAACCATAATTGGTGACAATATTACAATTACAGGAACAACAGATGTTTCATATTCTTCAAATGCATTAACTGCTAGTGCATTTTTGCTAGAACCAATACTTCCACTATCTAGTTTTACTGCTACTGCATTATTACAAGATCCATCTATATATGTAACTCCAAGTTATTATGCATTAGTAAAACAATCAAATCCAGTATTTTATACAAGTCTTGATACTACTTCAGTAATAAATGATGGTTCATGGAACAATGTAACATATACATTAGGAAGTACAATAACCAAAAATGTTGTTTCTGGTGGAGACATGGGAATGATTGGCGAAGGAAAATCTTGGCAATTTACTGGAACATATTCTCAAGCACCAAACTATATTAGAATTATTCCAGAAGATGCAGATAATACAATTTATAATTTAGAACAAACTAAAGACTTTACATTAGAGGCTTGGTTTAAACCTTTGTCAAATTCTGGATTATATTTTGATTTTGCAAGTTTTAAAATAGGATATTATTATCCAAATAATACAATGGTTGTAAATATGGATAATACTTTACCTGCTTGGGTAGATAGTGCAAATGGTGTTCCTGGTGACGCATACGATAGATATATTTTTGGATCTAGTGAAAGTGTAAAACAAAATGATTGGAACCATGTAGTATTAAAAATGAGTGGCACAAGTGTTTCACTTTATGTTAATGGTTCATCAGTTGGTAGTGCAACAATTACTTTACGTACATATACTAATACAAATATAAATTATGTTCAAATTGGATCAGTTGGTTGGGATGAATTAAATAATTATTTAACTGGAAATAAAGGTTGGTTTGAAGATTCAAACAGTACACAAGGTGCACAAGTATTAGTTGATCAAATTGCAATCTATCCAACAGCGTTATCAAATTCAACAATTATTGATCATTATTCATTTATAAATAATTTAGATCCAAATAGAAACCTTTCTCCAGTTGCATATTCTGTAAATGCAACATCTGGAGATCATAATTTCTTAGTTACATCAAATGCAATAATAACAGAATCACCACTAACATCATCAGCACTATTAGTTGATCCAACAATTATTGCTGGAGTAAGTAAAAATATATCAGCAACACCTATAACTGGTTCTGCATTATTTGTAGATCCACAAATTGAATATGGAATTACTTATACTGAAACACCATTAATTGCTTATGCTGAAAAACCACAATCTTATTTCTTAAACAATGTTTATTCAAATTATGTACAAACAAATATTGCTCCATATAGATATGTAACATTTGATAGCCAGGATTCTTATTATGATTCTGGAAGTGATAATGATTATTCAGTTGATTTAACTGTTGTTGGTGGAGAAATTGTTAATCCAAATTTAGGAATAACAGGTAAATCAGCAAAAACTGCGGGCACATCATACATTACAGACGGCGTAGTATTACAAGAATCTGAATGGAATGATTCATGGGGTACTGGACAAAACAGTTATCATTCAGCATTTTGGTTTCAAAGAGCATTAGATGATAATTCAACAACTGGTTTGCGTGTTTTATGGAATTTAAATGGATATAAAGATAATCAACATGTTGTATTGTATCAATATCAAAATAAACTACATATGCAATTTAATAATGGAAGTGGTACTTGGATTGAACAAGATACTGGAACATTAAACTTATTTGATTATGAAAGACATCTTGTTGTTATTGACTTTGATCATACAAATAATAATAATAATGTTGTTAAACTTTATGTAGATGCCGTTCTTAAAATGACAGTTAATCTTGGTTCTTATACTGGAACTACAACAAATGCATCTTCAGCAGATTCTGGACCAAATGATGAAAACAATAATCATCCAAGACTTTCTGTTGGATGTTTAATTACACCATTTGGATCAACTGCTTTACCAGTTCAGCCAACAAATACTAAATTAATTATTGATGAAATATATTGGGATAAAAATTCAATAAGTCAAACTATGGTTACAAATCTTTGGAATGTTATGCCAGATAAAGAAAATAGTAATTACATATCTAATACTTTTAATGCGTCTTGTTTATTTGTTAATCCAGCAATATCAACTACTGTTAACTTTTTAGATTCTGCAAAAACAGCAAGTTCATTATTAGTTGATCCAACTATTTCTCGTGTATTTAATTTGTCTATAAATGCCACGGCATTAACAGCATCAGCATTAATAGTTAATGCACTTAGAGTAGATAATGTTAACATAGTTGCAGACATTTCATTAGCAACAGCAATATTTAACAGTGCTGGTGTAAAAATAACTATTCCAGGTGGACCAATGACTGGTACAATTAGTATATATATGCCAACAAGAATAAATGGAGTTCAACCAACAAGATTTAATGCATATTTAAGATATCTAAGAGCAGAATCATTAAATCACAGAATAAACCATTACAGAGAGGTAGTATGATGAAAGAAAATAAATTTAAAGACATTAAAGGTTTAGAAGATACTCAATATTTTAATCAATTAGATACTTTTGAATTAAAAAGTAGTTTGGGAAGTTTTGACAACAGGGCTATATTTGATTTAGCAATTGAAAATGCAGGAAAATATGATTTAGTAACTGTTGATAGTCAAATACCACTATATAGTAGTGCACTTACTGGATCAGCATATTTTAAAAACTTAACTTCTTCAAATGGATATCAAAGTGAACAACATCTTTTTCAATTAATAGTTGTTGCAAAAAATAAATTAATATACGAAGGTTTAAAACCTGTAGACCAAGGCGTAGAAAATAATAATATTATTCAAACACCATTATTAAATTATAATAAAACAAAAAAAATAGATAATGAAACAGATGTTTACAGATTTGAAGAAAATGCAATGTTTTATATTCAACCAAGTGGTTTTAATTTTGCAGCAAGATCTGGTTATTTTGAAATTAGTTTTAAAACAAATAAACAAAATTGTTTTATTGCAACTGGTGCAGCAGAGGGTACAGAAACTTTTGTTAAAAGATTTTTTACTGGTGCTGATATAGATGATCCGTCTTATATAAGTAGTGATTATATGTATTTAAATGAACCAAAATTAAATCTTTCAGATATATTTTTAAATATAAAAAATGGTAAGTTAGAATTAGTTTATAGAGATTTATATAATGAAAATAAAAAAGAAATTGTACTTGATGGTAATGCAAATGTTGCTGATGGAGAATGGCATCATGTCGTAGTTAATTTTGGAAAACCAGGAACAATAAGACAACATGGATATAAATATAATAATAGATTTATTGAAATGTGGGTTGATGGACAATTAGATTTTAGAACAAGTGAATATATAAATAATGAACAAATGTTTTTTCCATATATTAACTATATGTTAATAAATCCATATATTGCAAAAGAAATAGATGGTGTAGAAGATAATGGATGGGAAACTTTTGACGATGGTAGGTCACAAGGACAAACCACTAATCCTTGGTATTCGGCTGGTTTAAATGAATTTGATACAAGAATATTTAGAGGTGTTTGGAATACAAAAGCAGAAACAAGTGCTTTTAATGGATCAATAGATACTATAGCAATTGGTATGAATAGATCTTTATCAAAATTTCAAATTCAACAAAGATATAGATTATGGAAAAATTTTGAAAAACCAGCAGTTAAATCTTTTATTGCTAATTCAAAGATAGTTCAACCACAAGTTACTACAAATAGTAAAAAAGCATTAAAATTGTTTTGGAATAATTTAATAAATGAAAATTGTAAAAATGGTATTGAATTAGATAATAATTTTCAAGTAGATTCGTACAGTATAACTCATAAAATATTAAATTCTTTAACAGAAGTAAATAATATAGATTTATCTAATAAAAAACAATTAAAGTTTTTAAAAGATGTAAAAGTTGTATTAAAAGATAATGTTGTTTTATGGGGTCCAGGAAAAGATTTTGTTTTAAATAATTCACATGCTACTGATGTTACTTTTCCTAATGTTAGACAATTTGATGCAAGAAATATGACTGGTTATGATGAAATACATGAAATATATAGATCAAGTGATCCTGGAAGAGTAAATCCATCATTTGAAGATTTTTGGACAAATAGATATATTATTAATTTACCAATTAGTGGTATTACATTAAGTGATGGAGATAGAATATTATTAACAAATCAATTTAATAAAACAGATAATGGAATTTATATATTTAATGGAATGAACAATTTAATAACAAGAGCAGATGATGCATTATCACCAAATATGATAAATAATTCAATTGTAAGAGTTGTTGATGGATACTATAAAGATACATCTTGGTGCTTATCAAATAATATAGAATCATTTTTAGATAATCAAAATTGGATAGAACTTGAATATCATCCAAATGAAGATAATTTTAGTTCACAACCGCTATTTGGTTCTAGATGGACAAATCAAAACGGAATAGAAAGATTTATTGATTTAGAACAAGATATTAATATATCTAAATATGATGTAATTACATTTATGAATTATCCAGATACTAATGAAGAAATTAAAGAACATTTTATTGGATACGATGATTTTGAAATTAATGTAAGATATAAAAACTTTATAAAATCATTACAAAATGTTGTAGCAAATGGAGCAAGTTTATTTATTTCAAGTCCTAAACTAGCAACTGATATGGGAATTATTAAAAAATTTACATTAATTGATCAAAAAACTGAAGAATCAGATTTACAATCTGCATCAATATCACCATTTGAAATAAATGAATTATCCACACAATATTTTGATACACACAGAAATAATAAATATCATCTAACTCAAGAAATTGCTGGATTAACCAATAAAGAAACATATGTTTTAGTTGATTTTATTAATTACATTCCAGAA